AGTCCGTCAAGAAACTCCACACCCGAATCACAGTTATACACAATCCAAGGACTAATCCTACCAGTACTGATATGATAGCAAACACGGTTACTATTACCGTATTTAAAATAATCTGTAAAACCATTTCTAAGCTCTGGATGATCGTCAGCATACGTTTGCATTTCCTTTAAAGCCCTCTCCAGGGCGTCTTGTACTGCTTCTTTGCGTAGGTATTCGTGTATCCATTCAGTGTACATCGAATCCTTGCACCAATGATCTATTTTTTTGTTGTTACGCAGTAGCCAATCAAGAAAATTAGTAAAATTAACACACCGTATTGATTGACAGTATCTTCCATATTTGACGAAAGCGTTATAATAAGGACTGCTAACAAAATCTTCATAGGTTTTTAGCCTGGCGCTACCTTGTGTTACTTCATAAAATCTCAAATAGGCCTTAAGGCCTAATTGTACTCCCACTTCTCGTTCTTGTTGCCAACGTCGCTTGGGTTCGCAAAGATGAACTGCCAAAGTTGATTCCTTGGCAAATGCTTTGTCACAATAACGACATTTAAATGTGTTACTCAATTTGGTTGGTCCGTTGAATGTATTCTACGATGTGTGCGACTAATAGTATAACATCTTCACCATAGTAGTGTCTAGCGTTTGCGGGCAAATCAATATCATTTTCAAATGGCTTACAGTTATTTTTTTCCAAAAACTCGTTGCCAATGAATGTAAATGGTATAAATTCTGGACCAAGGTCAACCTCGTGATGGTGCCGATCGCAGGTGTTAAACACACAAAACTTTATTTTCTTTTCTCTTAGATATGCGGTCAGCATACGCAAATCTAAGTATAGCTGTTCTAAGTAGTGATGATTTATATCAAACTTATAGCGCGACTTAACATAATCGTCGACTAACTTATGTTCTGCTGTACTGCCAAAGTCATCGGCACTGGCAAACTGCGCCTGCATACCTTGACTATTATAACTAACCCAAGGATCAACTTGTTCAGGCTTAAGTGGACTTTCTTGTCGATCGTAAAAAGTCAATCCCAGTACAACTAAATCTACTGTGCGATTCTCTAGATACTCTACTGTTGTACGTATGATTCTACGATTACTACTGCCGGGCTTGGCAATGTTAACGACTGCTGTAGCACCAAGTAACTGTTTAAAGTGATCTCGGTAATGGGTGTTATCCATAAAGCTACAACCATTTAACAAGACGTTCATAGTAATTCTTTAATTTCCTTTTCTGTCATTCCGTGTGCCAAGGCCAATTGTTTAAGATCGTCTTTGGTATTTAAACTAGACAGTAATGCTATATCGTCATCTTTGAGTGTAGGGAACAGTCGACGTAAAAACTTACCGCTCTTATCAGTAGGGCCTTTCTTAGGCAGGGCTAGCCATTGATGTCGGTGTGTGCCCATACCTGGACTTACTGTTGTGGCCAATAGCCACTGTAGCTTTTTATGTTGTGTAGTATTAATGTCAAAGAAGTGTTTATTTAAGTTTTCATTACAACTCATTACATAGTAGGCCTGTAGGTCGGCATTACCGCCAACTAGACTACCCCAACGAATCATAATGTAAGGACTAAACTTTTTCTTTTCGTCATCAGTTAAACTATCGTAAAAGTTTCTATTTTTACGATCAAACTGTGTCATTTCGTTGCCGATGCTTAACGGGTCGCTCATTGTATAAATCCTAGTGTTTTCATTCTTGTAGCAATATAGTCGGTTGCTATTTGTGATTCGGTTGTGTCTAGGTGGCTCATACTTGCTCCTGAAGGTGGCAGTTTATAGTAATTAAATTCTTCGGGCAAGATTAAGTTTTCACGTGGTACCCAAGACACATCATCTATATAGTCACCATCGTAGAGTGCGGCAGTATAAACCAAGAATGGTATACCTGCGGCCTGTACACGTCTTATGGCATCGCTGATGATCCAACTATCGTATTGACGTTTAATGTAGGTATCATAGAGGTTTACCATATACGATTTTAACGCATCTTTGCGGTCCTCGTCAAGTCCGTAGGCTTCTTGTGCGCCTGATTCATCAAAGGCCAAATTGTTCAGACTTTCGGATATGATAGTTGGATCTTTAAGAAATTCGTGTTGACTGCTTAGGTCATTTCTACTGTATTTGATGTTGGCCAGCCCGCGACGTCGAATATACACCCCGGGTTGATAGTCAAACCATCCGCGCCAATTAAAAAACTCACGGGTCTTGGCCCAAATGCTGTCATCTATTATAGGCAATTCGATACGATCTGGGGTAGTAGGACCTATTAAAATACAATTTGTGTAGTAAGGTGCGTGAAAATTCTTAGCGTGTTTAATAGCCTGATCTATTTGTAAGGCAATAGCAAAGTTGCTACAGCCCATACGAGCAAAACTAGTCAATTTTAAATTATACTGTTGGGCTAGTTGCCCGCTAAAACTTTGTGTTGGATTTTTAGGGTCTGTTGTAAACCAACTATCGCCGCAGACAAATAACTGTTTCATACTGGGTGCCAAATAACGTGTTCTTGTGTTTTGCTGAGTTCGTAAATTACCAGCACACGATCGACTGCTTCTTGTAGTGCTGGTGTATGTTCTGCTAGTTTAAGTATTTCCATCCAGCGTGTTTCAATATCAACTCGACGTAGATGATCAATCATATCTGGACTGTATCCAACTAAGCGACGATCTGTTGTGCCTACTTCTCTAGCATAGATAGTCTTGCCACCGTCGGGTGACTCGTGTACGTATGTAGCGCCTGGCTTATATTGTCCCATTACCAGACCTTGCTATAATCTATAACCTCACTTTGGCGACTAATGTCTTTGATAAAATAAGCGCACACTGGCTTGTTGCCTTCTGTAAGGGGTATTGCTAATAGTTGTCCTGGTTTTAACTTAGGAAAATACCATTTAACATCTTGATATATGTCTACAATCTCTACAGGAAAGAATTCAGGTCTAAAACTTGTCAACGGATTAAATGTAAAAACATTAAAGCCACGATCATTAATACTAGTCAATGGTACTACTTCTAAGTCGCCAAAGTCGGGCTCGCCGATTAGTAGTTGCCAGTCCACAGGCATACGTACAGTATGTGGGCCAATCTTTAATACCAATGCTGGGCTATTAAAACTTTCTAAGAAGATCAAGGGAATATAAAAGTAATCAGGTTCTTTGGGATCACTATTATCTAGTACACAGAAGCGTACTTCATCTATTTCATCCGGGATTTGATCCATTGGATATGCTGTGTTGTCTAAGGTTAATATTCTCATTGCCATTCGGCCTTTTCTAATGTAAATGGGTAGTTGGCTTCTTTATAAAAAGCCTTGCGCTTAGTTAAATGACGTTTTGCGAACTTACAGGTCGACGTGATGTCCCAGATTTGGACGAAGTCCTTATCTTCTGCTTTGCGGATGCCACGTCCAATACTTTGGATAACTCTAACGAAGGATTTGCCAGGCTCAACAAGCACAAGATTAAAAATCCTAGGGATATTAATGCCCACACTAGCAATACCATAGGTAGCAATAATAATCTTACCATCACTGATAGCAACTTCGTCATATTCTTCTTTCCTGTCCTTGGCCTTAGTGGACCCGCTTACAAATACTGAGTCTTCGCCTAAACGTTCTTTTAATAGTTTTCCAGTGGCAATACGATCAACTAAAACCAGTGTATTGCCTGTGTCCTTGATTTGATTAATTAAGTTAGATATGTAATCTAGTCGTCCTTCTGTTTCGACTAGATATTTTAATTCTGTTTGATATTCTTTGTATTCTACGTAATCTGCTAACTGTACTATATTTACGTGACAGTTAGCTAAGTGCCCTGCTTCTTGAAGTTCGCTAGCGGCTAATTTTCCTACTACTGGCCCTAGACTGACTAAAATACTAACACGAGCATAGTCTTCTTTGGGTATAGTTCCTGTCAGGCCCCATCGAATAGGCACGTGACCAAATGCTCCGGTTAGCAAAGTCTTTAGTGCGTCGGCTTTGGCCATATGTACTTCGTCAACCATGACCAATACAACACCTTCAATAAACTCACCTATAGTGGTACCGGCATCACCACTCTGCGTGTTCTTCATTAAAATGTTTAGACTTTGCCAGGTACAAATAGTATGTGTATGGCCAAATTCTTTACGGTCGCCAAAGTACACACCTACGTCTAGACCTAAATTACGATAGTCGTCTTCGGTCTGTGTTACTAGACTTTTGTTAGGCACAATTACAATACTACGACCGTATGGTTCTATACTACAGCTTAGGGCCGCTGTCATAATAGTCTTACCAGCCCCAGTAGCAATTTCCTGTATACTCTGCGGATTACTTAAAAAGTTATTGATAATCTCAACCTGGTAATCACGGAACTTGATCGGTTGTCCGGCCTGTGGATGTCCTTTAGGCCACACTCGATCAGCAAATGTATCCTCGTGGAATTCCTTAAAGTCAAATGTAGTACGATACTCTCGTAGATCTTCTACCCTAACGTCGTAGCCTTCGCTGTCTAGGAAAGGAATAATATCATCTAATAAATTGATATATGTGGCACCGCCTAGTGTACAGAAAGCAACCTTACCGTCCCAACGTCCTAACCTAACTGCTGGTGTATAACGTGCTCCGGGTATTTCGTATTTGTAACGATCTACTAGTTTTTTTCTGGTACCAAGTTCAAGGCCTTCAATTTTTACATTGACTTCGTCACGAATTATTAATTGAGCAAGCAAACGTCTTTACCTTTTTTGTTTGTCTTATTGTATACTTCTTTACTAAAATATACAACCTTATCGGCAGTCTGAATCCACACTTGACGATCACCACCAAATAACATACCGGCACTACTAACCAACAGTGGTATGCTATTTATTTTAGTTTTTGGTATCTTTCTTGTATGTACCAAACGAGTATTGGCAGTAATGCCATCTGGGTTTTTATCCAGGTCCACGATTTCATCATTTTTAAAATGTCTGATAAACAACATAGCCAACCGATCACTCATATCAGGTTCATATACATATATGGGCCAACGTTGAGTAGCAGTAGCATAGTTTACCAGTTCAGCAATTTGATCTTTATAATTGCTAGTCATATCTACTTTTAATTCTTTGTTAGCACACAGACTCCAAAACCTAGGACCATATGCTTCGATTACTACTTCTTCTATCACACGGTCACAGGTGTAGCCAAGTATAGGAGCATAGTCAACTAATTTTAATAAATTGTCGGCGGCAAATCCCTGTAAGTGTGTGTCGATGTACTCAATTAAGCTAGGCATAGCATTAGTAATACTAAGAGTTTCTGCGCCTGCCTTAAGTTCAATTGCGTAGGATTGTTTTTCTACTTCTAAGATTTGATTCATTAGACTAGTAACTGTAGAATCTATTTCAAATTTATTTGCCTGAGCAAAAGCATAGGCCCAATTTAAATTGTATTCTGTTAAATCAGCTCGCCATAATTTATCAGCTGGGGTCCACTCAATTTTTCCTAGACTCTGTTTGGACTCGGTACGTACTGCGTCAATTGTTTCCATATTGTAAGGAAAGCGAATGTAGATATTGTTATTGTCTGCCCATATGCGACTAGTACGATCAATTTGACGCAAAGGGATTCTGAATACAGGATTTTCTTTAACCGGAGCAACACTGACACCTAGCTTGGCCAGCTGACGTTCGTATTTGATAACTAAGTCTGTGGCCAACTTGGCCTGGCGGTCGGTAAATGCTACACCGTCTTTACTTTGTGTGCCAAAACTTTCTAATACCTTAACATCATACCGTGCTAGGTTTAAGGGACTTTCGGGTATTTGAAAAATACTGTATCTGCTTTTACCGCTGACATCACGAAAGCCAGCAATAAGCTCAATATAATCTTCAACGTGAGTATATGTAATAAGTGTATTAGGCATACCGCTAGTATACAATCTTTAAAAACTAAAGTCAAAAAAATCCCCGAATATTTCTACTCGGGGCCAAACCGGTCTTCTCATACCGGCTGTAATTCAGGAGCTAAAATGAATTACAGTATACTGTTATTTAGGCTAGTTTACACCGGCCCAAAAATTTCTTAGGCAGTCTTCATACAAGTAACCTGAGCCATAGCCTTCCACTTGAGCGGGAAGCTCTTACGCAAGTCTGCTACCTTAATTGCCATACGCAAGCTCATTTCACGGAACTTGTTCTTGTTTTCTTCCAAGAAACCAATGATCTCGTCTTGTGTAACCTGATCAAAATCATACTCGGCAAATAATTCGCCATCTTTGGCAATTTGCTTGATACGCAACACTTTATCACGCATTGTATCCAATGTCAAATCCAAATAGTGACAACGTGACTGTAAAGCATCTAAGTGATCACGCAATTTCTGCGATTTCATCTGATCAAACTTAAGGTTGGTAATAAAGATTACACTACCATTGAAGTTAAACGAATCTGGAACGCCTTCGCGACGCAACATATTAGAATCACTCAACCAACTAATCTTACGTTTCTTACCTGAGTCCAAAGCACCTTTAAGCAAGTTCAAAGCAACATCGTCAACAAGGATTGAGTCACAGTCGTCGAACACTAGAACGCAATTACTATCGGAATATTTGTAAAGTGTAGTATACAAACCTAGAGCTGACGCAGAACCTTTAACAACCTCGGCACGTAGACGCTTGCCTGAGATCTGATCAAACAAGCAGGCTTTCTCAACAATGCGCTCAACACCAAAGCTCTTACCAACACCAGGAGGGCCGGATACAATCATAGCACGGATGTCACCGTTAGTAGCGGCAGTAGCCATCTCGTCCAAGATTTCAAAACGCTGACGAATACGCTCAATTACTTCTTCGTCAGATTCGCCAGAGGCTTCTACTGCTAGAGTTTCTTTGACAGGTGTATTACCTTGTTCAACAAACTCTTGTTCTGACACAAATTCGTAATCGCTCATAGCGTCTATTTTAACACGAATGTCTTCGGGAAAGCCAGGAAATTTTCCACCATTCTTAACAGTAACATAGTTACCTTTGGCGGTTTGCTTAAACTGCTCAACCAATTGGAATACCTGACCGCTCACATCTGTAGTGCGATATGCGCCAGACTTAACACGAACAAAAGATAAATTTGACATACTTAGCTCCTTCTTTTATTAACTTAATACAATGATTATAGCATTTTGGGCATTTCGGGTCAAGTGCCCGATGTTGTTTTTATGCCACACCGTAATATTCAGCATCTAACTCGGCCAACATTTCGGCGTATTTGCGATCACGCTCTTGTTGTAACCAACGAGCTTGTTCAGCAAACTCAGGATCAGTCTCCTCTACTACCCAACCGTTAGCACGGAGTTCTTCACGACCAGCAAATGTCTCTTTCATACGATCCATTTGATTGTGGATAGCATTGATACTGGCTTCTAAATACTCACGATCGCGCCATTGCTCGGGTGTAGCATAGCGAGGACGAAAGCCAAAAAAGTCTTTGTGGAAATCACTTAAATAGCCTTGTAATTCTTCAACTGATAAATCTGCTAAATGATTCTGGCTCATATCTGCTCCGTCTTATTTACAATACTGTTAGTATAGCATTTTGGGCATTTCGGGTCAACCATTTTAATGGCTGTTTAATGCTGGATTATACTGGCGAATTAGTTCGCGTTCACGGGCGTGAGCGGGTTTGCGCCCACGTACAACTTCCAACAATCCGTAAACGTGAGCATCAGCCCCGTACTCGCGAATACTGTGGCATAAAGCCCACACTTTTTCTTCAGTTAGGGCACGTCGAACGTGCTTTTGAATACGAACTTTTAAAGCTCGGCTGATTTGATTACCACAAACGGTAATACCAATGTATTGCTCGCCAGTTACTGTATTTGTGATACAATATACGGCGTGTTTAGTATCTTGACGACGTTTTCTTTTTACCATACCATAATTATAGCATTATGGTATTTTTGGGTCAACCAAAATCAGCTGTTTACTGTAGCGTAAGGGCTGTATTCTTCGGTGTTGTGAAAATACAACACAGTTCGGTTAGTAATCGCTAACTTAGCGCGATATTCACATTCGTCCCGATAATCCTGTTCCATACCCTCAATCCACATATTATATTCTTGCTCAAAAGGAAATGCTGTTTCATATTCGTCAATAATCATATTCTTGAGTTTCATAATAATCCTTAATTGTAATATTGAAAATAATGGGCTTTTGCGTCTAATTCTCTTTTTCTGAGATTATCTATATGATATAAACTATCGTATATTTGATCGTCGTCAACTCCGTGTTCTGCGTATCCTTCAAATAGCATATCTAAATATCCATCGCTAGGATAATCGTCAGGTAAATCACCAGTCATATAATATACCATAGCGTCTACATAATCGCCATCGTATAATACACGAACCATTTTCTTCAGATAATAATTAGGGAATCCTTCTAGAGCATCTAAAGCACGTTCACACTCGTCTGTGATTTCCCACAGTACACCGTCGGTATCAAATTCAGGGTTGGCAATAACATCAGCGTGGATGCTAAAACGGAATTCGTGGTCAGGCAACTTAGCCGGACCCAAACTTTGGGCATTGGGGCAACGGATTGCCATTTGTTTTTTGTTGGTATTCATACCATACGCAAAATATTTCATAGTGTAACTATAACATATTGGGAATTAACGGTCAATAAAAAACCCGCCTAAGCGGGTTTCCGTATGTTAGTGTACACTAACTTATTGAATGCTAGGTGGGTTTTCGGGAATCACAGCCGGGCCACCTTTTTTAGCTGGCTCATCGGTTGCTTTTAAAACAGCCAAGGTGTCGGTTATACGTTTAACAGTATCATCGCCTAGCAACAAAATAGGATCTAGTCCCTCAGCAAACTTTTCAAATACTAAATTTCCGTTCTCATTATCGGCTAATTCAAATAGCACAGGGAATACTGTAAGATTATAGTGTTCAGCAGTAGCTTTAGCATCTTCGTTTATGTCGATGTTAAAATGCTCAATTTCCCAGCCTTTAGCTTCGAAGCTGTTTTTAATGTGTTCGTACTGTGTAGTAACGCCGCCACCAGCTAGCTCAATTGCTTCGCTAGCGTTATTATCGTAAATGTATATCATTTTAAAAATCCTCGTTGGATACTTGTATTTATGATAAAGTGGGCAAAAGAAAAACCCTAACGTGCTTGGATGATCAATCCGCAGAGGTTAGGGCCGTGTTACAAGTATTTACTACAATTACATCATATTAGGCATATTTGGCTGTGGATTTGCTGGATCTTTAGGTAAATCGAAGATCGCGCAATCTGTAGTCAACAATAAACCTGCTACACTTGCGGCATTTACTAGGGCTGTTTTAGCAACCTTAGTTGGGTCAATAACACCGTCAGCGAGCATATCTACATACTTTTCACTAGCGGCATTGTAACCATAGTTGCCAGTGCCTGCTGTAACAGCCGCTAGTACCACGTCAGCGGATTCACCTGCGTTGCTAACGATACAA